TCCCAGCGGGACGTCGTAGGTGTACTTGATCACCGACGGAGGCCCTGCGGCGTCCTGTGCGGCGGTCACGATGCCCACGGGGCCACCGAGGTTGTTGGGGTTCCGGCTGGGCAGCTTGAAGCCCACACCAGTCGCCGTCGAGGTCGACGCCTGCGACAGCGTGATCGACGTGCCCGAACCCACCGCGGCGATGATCGTGCCGGGGAGGATGTTGGTCGACCCGCCGTCCGTCTCCACGATCGGCTGGCCAAGGTCGCTCGCCGTGAAGGCGGCGGTGGCCGATGTGAACGTGGTCGACGTCGCCGACACACCGTCGGTGAACGTGCCGGGAGCGGTCGCCGCGCTGATGAGCGCCAGTGACGGCGGGAGCACCAAGCGGATGCCTCCACGCTCGGCCGTGACGCCAGGCATGGCACCGGCAACCGGCCGGTCAGCCTGGGCGAGCAACAGCTGGGCGTAGTACGGCTCGACCGGTGCGGCGAGTCCGCCCGACGCGATCAGGTTCTCGGGGTTGTCGACGATGATGCCGCCGCGCCCGATGGGGAGTTCCCGGCCGAGGTTCCACGGGTCGACGCCGATCGCCTCGGGGCCGGCGATGCGCCGGATCCGGTCGCGCACTGCGTCGGGCGAGAACGACCGCATGCCACGGAAGTCGCGGGCTTCGGTCGGGTCGTTCGGGATGATCTTGCCGATCACGATCCGCTCGTCCTCGATCGAGGCCGTCTCACCCATGGTCCGGCCCTTCTCGCGGTAGGCCGCGACGAGCTGGTCCATCTCGGTGATATCCGCACCGTTGGCCAGCCCTGCCGTGCCGGACTCACCGGCGTAGACGAGGCGACCGCGCGGGGCGGGTGCCGACGGGGGCTGCACGCGCTCGTTGCCCCGTGCGTTCCACGCGGCCAGTTCGGCTGCGCTCACCCGACGGGCCTGGGCGGGGATGCGGGGCTGCTCGGCGACCTGCGTGGTGAGTGCCCGCAGGCTCTCGACCAGCGGGGCCATGCCCTGCGCCATGCCTTCGCTCACACCGCGGGCGGTGGCTGCGGCGACCTCTTGGGGGTCGACCATGCGCACCTGCGCCAGCAGCGCGTCGGCGAGGATCGGGGTGGGTGCGCCTTCGGCCAACAGGGCCAGGCGGGCCAGCTCCGCGTTGGCGTCGTCGTCGGCGTCGGCTGCGGCCGCTTCGGCAACGGCCTCGGCGTAGGCGACCACGCCGGCACGGTCCTCGTCGCTCAGTGCGGCCAGCTCGTCGAGCTCGGCCTGGTGCTCGTCCTCGCCCTCTTCCTCGGCGGTGAAGCGACGGTCCCAGTCGGCACGCAAGGCGGGGATGCGGTCGGACAGCTCGAGGATGCGGGGGCGGTTCTCGGTGAAGTGCTCCCGGTCGGCTGCGATCGTGCGGGCTTCGGCCTCGTAGGCCGCGCCCATCTCGATGACTTGCTCATCGGTGAGCGTGGTGATGTCTTCTGGCCAGGCGGGCAAGCCCTCGGCCACCAAGGCGAGCAGCTCGCCGTCGGTGCCATAGCTGGCGAATCGGTTGCTGCGGGACTTGCCCATGATGGTCCTCCGGTGGTTTGTGCGTTTCTCGTCGGTGGGAACTGACTGACCAGATCCCACGGATCCGCACTTCCACCGGCCATGCCGGGTCCAGCTGGGCGGTCCAGGCCGCTGAGGCGCTAGTAAAGCACGTTCGGTCAGCGCCGTCACGCATGGTGGGCCAGTGACGCGATCGTCACCGGTACCGCGACTGGTCGCGGTAGGTCAGCGGATGATGATCTGACCCACCGGCTCGACCTGCTCGCCCACCTGAATCCACACGGCGTAGCGACCGGCCGGGACGTCGATGGGACCGTCGGGCCCGATGGGGACCTGCGCGTAGCAGAGGTTGTTCGAGTTCGTCACGAAGTTGCCCATGACCCAGCCCGTCGACTGCGGCGGCTTCGCTGTGTCGGTCGGCTGCGCTCGAGGCGGCAGTCCTCCGTTGACGAGTTGGAAGTTGACGACCTTTCCGGCCGGATCGATCGGGCGCTGCGTCAGCGAGTCGACACACAAAACGACGAAGTTCTCGGTGGAAAAAACCGATTGCTCGATCGCCGACAGCTGCTTGGAGAAGGTGATCACACGATCGATCCCGCGTTGGCCCACACGACATACCAGTGCGAGAAGTCCCCGATGATGGTCTGCGCCTCGTAGGCCGCGAACGAGCGCGACGCCGAGCTCCCGTCGATGGTGTCCGAACCGCTCGTGTGCAACACCAGCGTGCCCGTCCCGTCGTCCTTGATGGTGAACAGCTTGAAGCCCGCGAAACTCGAACCGACCGGCGGCAATGTGATCGCACCGTGGCCTTGCACGATGCACTCGGATCCATCCAACGTGTACGGCCCGACGACGCCGAGTGCGTAGAGGGGAGAGAGCGCCCCGGGGAACCCGGTCGAGCCGTCGGGGTTGAAAGACCACGTGAACGCACCGGCCGCACCGAGGCGGATCGACAGGGACTGGTCGCCGTCGAAACCGTCGGTGCCGTAGTAGAGGCCGTTGAATGACCCAGCCAGGGCCAAGGTGTCGGTGAGCGCGACGCCCGCGGTCTGTGCGCCGTCAGCGAGCAGCGACACGTAGTCGATGCTGGTGTCGAGGATGAGGCCCGGCACCGGTGTCGAGGTCGTCAGGTCAGCCGCGCCGACTGCCGCCTGCCACGCGTTGGGGCTCGTCGCGAGCGGGTTGTTCGCGTAGTAGACGCCGCCGTTGGTCGTGTCGAGATACGAGTCCGACGGCGACACGCTGGCTTGCACGCCTTGAGGTGATCCCGTTCCGGTGTAGGTCGGGAACGAGCCACCACCCGAAGCGAAGTCGGCCGCGGTGGGGCCGTGCGCCCACGCCACGCCCGTGTGCGCGATGCCCGTCGTGCCTTCCTGCGCCGTCCCGACGGTCAGCGACGTCCCCGACCCCGAGTACTGGGCGTAGCGGATGTCCTCGTTGACGGTGCCGGGCTCGATGATGAGCACGATGAAGTCCGACCCGGTGACTGCCGGCAAGGTGCCGGGGCCAGGCGCCGAAGCGAGAGTCGCTGTGCCCGCACCTGACGGGACCGTGATCGGGTTGCCCGTCGCGTTGCCGAAGATGTTGTCGTACCGCAGGCGAGCCACGGCCGCAGCCTATGTGCCCGAGGGACTGCCCGGCTGGTATGAGCGGGCCCGAAGTGCCGCATCTTCGTCGACCTGCGCTGCCTTCTTGGCGGGCGCTGCCTTCTTGGCGGGCGCCGCCTTCTTGGCGGGCGCCGCCTTCGTGACCGCTGCGACCTTCTTGGCCGACGCCTTCTTGGTGAACTTCGCCTTGCGTGGCTGGGCGACCTCATCGACGACTCGACGCAAGTCGGCCAGTTCGACAGCGGTCGTTGCTTGCAACTCTTCGAGGGCGAGGCGCTCGGCCTCGGCCTGTTGTCCTGCGGCGAGCTGTGCCTTGATCTGCGCCAACTCGCGGGGCCAAATCTGTGTGGCCCACTGCGCCAAGTCGTGGGGGCGCACCGTGAACGGCTGCAACGCTATGGGAGCCGCCGTGCCGTCCTCGGTGTCGCCTACCCACGCTCGGACAGTGATCTCGATTCCCGAGATCAGTACATGCTTGGACAAGCGATCAGCTCTCGGACGTGGTGCCCGTGGTCGCCTGGCCGCCCGCGAGGGTCACCGGCACTGCCGGGGCCTGCACGAAAGCGGTACTGCCGTCGTCGTCCACGAGCGGAGCACCCGAGGTGTTCGCCACGCTGGCCGACAGATTGAAGTCGCCGTCAGCGACCACGGTGGGCGAAGCCGTCCACTGCGGCAGCCCGTTGGCGTCTACGCCCTCGGTGGCCGGGCCATAACCCGACACGACTGCGGGGTTGTCCGACACGAACGACACGACGATGCCGGTGCCGTCACCCGCAGGTGCCGGAACGATGTCGCCGTGGTCGTCGTCGAACTGAAACTTTGCTACGCCTGCGGCGTCAACAGTCAACTGAGCCATGGTGCTTTCTCCTTCGGAGGTTGTGGTTGGTGTGACGACCGAAACCGTACCAGTGACCGCCTGACGAGTGACGGGTGGCGAAGGAGGCGCGAGTGGGCGCACGAGGATCAACTTCTCGTCGTGCTCTGCGACCAAGAGCCAGCCCTGCTTGCCCAACTCGTTGAGCTCGTCTTGCAGCTCGTGGGCGCGCTCGGTGTGGCGGTCTTGCTCGCGGACCTTGTACTCGTACCCCGGCCGCGTCACGTGGACGCTGGCGTCGCCTACGACCGTCACCCGCTCAGTCGAAGATGCCGGCCGTGACCAGCTTGGTCACGATGGACGCGATCTCGGTCTTGATGTTGGTGATGTCGGTCACCGCCAGGTTGAACTTGGTGGCGATCGCCTCGGCTTGGGCCTCGGAGGCGAAGCCCCACGGGGTCGTCTGCGTCGCTGCTGTGGTCGCCAAGGCGCTCGTGCCTTCAGCCACGACGGACGGTGAGGCCTGGGGGACCGTGAGCAGGCCCACGGAGGCGGCGGCTGTCGGGACCCACGTGTCAGTGGATGCTTGGTAGACGAGGACCGTGGCGTTGGCGGGAGCGCCAGCGGAGCCGTCGATCACGGGGGGATTGCGGAACTCAGCCATGTGGGCCTCCTACTCGGGAACGGTTGGATTCTGGCAGACGAAGGGCGTCAAGACGAGGACCGTGCCCGGTGAGCCGTCACGAGGCGCGCGGCCGTCACGTGCCACGGCGAAGTCGATCCCGCACTGACAGATGGCTTTGAGCCTGATCTCCCAGCGTGGCGGTTCGTCGCCCGGCGTCTCGATCTGCGCCACCAACGTCTCGACCAAGACGTCCTGAGCGAGGTGCTGGCACTGCCCAGGCAAGGTGCCGGGAAGGAGGAGCTCGACGCCGGGGCGGTCGGTCGGGAGTTGCCGCCACACCTCTTCGGCGTCGGCCGGGTCGGAGGTGACCACGGTCGACGCCTCACCGCCAAGCCGCTCGAGTTCGGCGGTGAGGTCGTCGCCAGGCGTCACAGGATAGCGAGCAGGTCTTCTGCGGCCGCCTCGGCTTCCTTGGCCCGCACGAGGGTGTCCAGCGTGCGCTCCATGGCTGCCAGGCGCTCTTCGACCGGCACCGCGCGTACGCGCCCGGCCGCGACGAGAGCGAACATGTCGCCGTCCGCACCGACGCCCGCCCGCACCGCGTACTCGTCGATGACTGCCGCTGCGGCCACCAGCACGTCTTCGCGGCTGATCGGGAACCCGGGCACGGGAACAGCCAGACACGCCACCATGTGCAGCTTGCCGGCGATCATGCGCCAGTCGCCCGACATGCCCAGCGACTCGAACTTGCGGATCTGCTCTTCGGTCACGCCGTCGCAGAGCACGCCGCTCACCCAGATGCCGAAGTCGTCCTCGCCCATGACCACATCGGCCATCTGAATCGCCCCATAGCCACCGTCGTAGTTGCCAGCGGCGACGGGCTGGTAGTGCGCACGTGCCGTCTCGGCGCTGCGGATGTTCACCGACGCGTGGCCACAGTTCATGGTGATGTTGCCGACAGCGATCGTCTCGCCCTCGGCCGTCCGTCGTGCGCCCGTCATGAAGTAGGCGTAGGTCGGGCTGTGCGGCGGCTTGCGGTTCTGACCAGGCAGCCCGGTGTGGTTCGCACCCCAGTAGGCGACGTGACCGAAGGCGCGCCGAGTGGCTCGATCGACCCGCAGCGGGCAGGCGTAGTGACCGTCCGCCTGGCGCACGAGGCGCGAGTCGCCGACGTGAAAGCCCGGATTGGCGAACAGTTCACGCGACGGGAGCGCCGGTTCGCCTGACGCCGTGACCGTGACCGACGTCGGCGGTGCGTTCAGCACGGCGATGGGCGTCGCCGGCAACTCGACCGACGCCATGGCGATGACCGCCTGCTGAAGGGCCGGCGTGGCCACGATGGTCGCAGCGCCGATGGTCAAGTTGGTGTAGCGCACCCACCACTCGTAGAGGACGCTCGAGTCGCACTCGTCGTCGTCGTAGTCGTAGTAGATGCCCCCGGTGTTGGTGGAGATCTCAATCTCGACGATCTCGAGGTCGCAGTCCCGAGGGTCGATCGAGATGAAGCGCTGCGTCTGCTCTTCGACCAACAGCTGGGCGAGCTGCCCGTGCTCATTGGTGCCGAACACGCCGGTGCCGAGGATCGCCTGGTAGCCCTCCATGTCCTCACGGTCCATGGTGTCGATACGGCCACACGTGACCGCGCCCCAGTGCCCGCCTTCGTCCTCGATCTGCAAGCGCAGTGACACGGGCAGGTCGGGGAACTGGCAGGCCTGGGGCATGATCTCGCGGCCCGGGTCCTCGTCGGTCCGCAAGCCCTCGACGCACAGCACGGCGTGCCATGCACCGCCCGGGTCGTCGACGATCTGGGGGATGTCGGCCCCTGCGGCCACCATCGCCTCGCCCTGCTCCTTGCGCGTGCCCACTCGAGGCAGCGTCGACACGAAGGCGCCCTTGGTCAAGGTGCCGTCCTTGCCGATGCGGGCGAAGGGGTCGATCGCGTCGGGATCCCACCGCACCGCCATGTCCACTTCGAGGCCACCGACGTCGAGCAGCCTCACCTTCATGCGCGGCACGTCGGCCGTTTCGGCCTGGCGCTCACGCAGGTGGGCGATCTTGGCGGCGAGTTGCTCGGGGCTGGCGATCGGCGTGGTGCGCTCCCGCTGTTGGGACCGCGTGCCGAACTCGCTCAACTGCTCAGCCGACATGGCGGCGACGATCTCACGGGTCGCGCTCTGTGCCTTGGACAGCGTCTTGCCCTCGGCGATCTGGCTGGCGAGCGTCAGGGCGTAGGCGTTGTCGCGGGCGTCCACGACGTCGATCGGATCGAGTGCGAGGCGCGCGGCGCCCAGCTCGGCTGCGGCCTCGGGACGGATGACGTCGAGCATGGCCAGCACGTAGTCGTAGATGCCCTGGCGCTGGTCAGCCCACGACGACGACCGGACGTCGATGCCCGTCCCGCCGTTGAGCACCGCGAGCGCAGCGAGGCAGTCCTCGACCGTCGACTCGGCCGTGATCTCGGGCATGGGCGGCAGCCCTTCGGCGACGAGCGCAGTCACCCGGCCCCGGTGGTCGACGGCCATGAAGCGGTTGTGCCATGGGGCGAGGTGATCGTCGGGAACGCCCGTGGGCATGCCGTTACGACGGTTGTGGGGTCCATACATGGAGGCCTCCTTGTCGAGTGTGAGTCTGGCAGATCGCGGCGCTGGGGAGGGGGTTCATGCGTCCTCGCCCTCCATGTCGGGTTCGTCGGGGGCGCCCTGGGACGCCTCGCCTTGGTACTGCGGGGCTTGCCCGGCCTCGTAGCCAGAGCCTTCGGGCACCACGCCGTCGTAGGTCACCCAGCAGCGGCAGTTGATCGTCTCGGAATCGTCACCGTCGGGGTCACCTGGCCCCACCATGCCCCCGCCGACGTCGAAGAGTTCATTGATCGGGACGTCGTTCACGTCTTGGTGCGTCTCTCGGACTCGATCATCGCCGGTGTTGTTCCACGTCTTGGTGGCGCTCAGGTACGGATCGGCCTCGGCGCTGGTCACGTACTGGGCCAGGTAGTTCGTGACGTCCTCGGACGCCAACGTGGCCGCGGTGTTGGCCATCGACGCGATGACCTCGCCCAAGGCGTCGGGCGCTATGGCGAGGATGGACGCCAAGTCGATCTCGACGACATCACCGACGGGCGTGGTGCCCAGTTCCTCGACGGTGGGGCTGGGCGGCTTGACCGGGGGCGTGTAGGCCTTCTTGGCGAAGGCGCCAGCCGTGATCGCGCTGGGTGCGGGCCCCTTGACGGCCGCGGCGTCGAGGCGATCACCGATCCACTGCCCGTAACTGGTCGCTCGGTCGACGATCGCTTGTGTCGCTGTGTCCGTCGTGTCGGCCTGCCCCCACAGCGACGGGAGGCGCAAGCGGCTTGTGGCGGCGTCGAGGCTGGCTGTGGTGACGTCGTGGGCGACGGGGCTCAGGTGCGTGTCGAGGGCTTTGAGCCATGACGACTGGGACCACAGGTTGGGGATCGCCTTGGCGCCCAGCGCGGCCACGGCGGGCTTGCCGGCAGCGGTGAGGGGCAGGACGATCCCGTGGGAGCGCAGCGTCGTGGTCAGCTTCACGAGCTGGTCCGCCCACGCGGCGGCGACGGCTGCACGCAGCTTGTCCTCGTGCGACTCGACCAGGTGCTTGGGCACCAGTCGGATGCCCGCCACTACGCGGCCAGCGGGACGTCGATCGGCAAGCCGGGGCCACCACGAGGCGGGCACGTGTGCTCGAACACCGGCACCACGGCCAAGACGCACTCCCCTTCGTCGTTCATGGTGCCCGGCCCTTCGACCGCCAGCGTCACGGCGATGGACTGGCCGCAGTTCGGGCAGTCGATGTCGATCGACCCGATCTTCATGCCGCTTCCTTGAGCTCGGGGTGCATCTTGTACCAGTGGCGCAGGGCTGCACGCTGCATCTGGCGAGTGGCGAGGCGGTCGATCATGGTGATGCCGTCGAGATGATCGATCTCGTGCTGCATCATGCGCGCCACGATGTCGACGGCCTCGACTTCCACGTACTCCTTCGTGACCGTGAAGCCACGCACCACCACGCGCTGGGACCGCTCGACTTGCGCCGACAGCCCCGCGTCGAAGCGGTTGGCCGCGGCGTAGTACTTGCCGAGGAACGAGAGGCACTGCTCGTCGTCCCAGGTCTTGTCGATCGACGTCTCGACGATCTGAGGGTTGAACAGGGCCATGGGGGCGCCGTTGTTGTCCCACAAGAAGGCACGGAACGGGATCGCGATCTGTGGGGCTGCGACCGCGTAGGAATCGACCTTCATGGCGGCGAGCTGGGCGCGCACGAGTGCGAGCACGTCGGCCATCTCTTGGATGATCCCCTCTTCCCACATGTTGTCGGTGCAGGGCTGCGCGACACGGAGCAGGGCCGGGTGTGGGTACGGGACGAGCTCGGTGCGCACCTCGCCGGGCACGCCTTCGGGCAGCCCGATCTTCGCGCCGAGGCGCTGCATGGCCTCATCGTCGAAGGAAGCAGCGTCCGCGTCGGCGTCCATGATCAGGTCTCGTCGGTAGTCGGTCTTGGCGTCCATCAGACA